CAAACCAACAGATGCTGTTGAGAAAAAAGGAATGCAACTTGGAGTTATTGCTCAAGAATTTCAACAGGTTTTGCCTGATTGCGTAAGACAAGAAAGCACAGGTGTTTTGGCTGTTGATGTTGATAATCTAACGTGGTACACCATTAATGCCATCAAGGAATTGAAGGCTGAATTAGACGCAGCTAAAGCTGAGATTGCACTTTTGAAAGGAAACTGAAATGGCAACGACTTACACATGGACTGTTAATCAAATGTTTACGGTTCAACAGCCTGATCCAAACTATGTGGTAAATGTTTTGTGGACTTTGACGGGAGTTGACGGTCAATATTTTGCTTCAATCCAAGGAAGTTCACAGTTTAACAGCAATCAGTCAAGCACATTCATTCCTTACAACCAATTGACGCAAGACATTGTGATTGGTTGGGTTCAAAACCAACTTGGGCCGCAGGGAATTGCTAACTTTGAAGCCAACGTGCAGGGACAGATCAACAGCATGATTACCCCGCCTGTTAGCCCTCAAAATAGTCCTCTTCCTTGGGCTTAACTAGACATTTTGTGTATTTTATGGTATGCTCTTTGTTTTAACTTAAAGGAGTTTCCATGAACATTACACTCAATCTGGATATTAATGAAGTTCAAGGTATTTTGAAGGTTTTGGGAGATCTTCCCACTAGCTCAGGTGCTTATCCTCTGGCAATGAAGATCAAAGAACAAACTGAAGCACAGCTTCCTAAAGAAGAAAAACCAAAAGAGGAATAAATGGACGAAGTTAGCCACAAAGAGATCTACGATAGGCTGGTTCAGGTTGAACAGAAAGTAGACACCATTGATGCAAATACCAAGAGTATGGTAAGCGCCTTCAATGCTGCCTCCGGTGCTTTTGCTGTACTTGAGTGGCTGGCTAAGGCTGTTAAACCTATTCTCATCGTTGGAGCCTTCTTTGGGGCTATTTACGCAGCAATCTCACACAAGGTGTCCCCATGAAAGAAGGACTTTTACAAGGTAAAGTCTGTCCTGTAGCAACTCAGGATATTGCTGTAAACCTTAAAAACCGTAATAACGCTTTCAAGAAGTTTGGTTATGGTCCTCCCGATCCTTCGTTGCCTAACGAAGTGTTCTGGATGAAGAAAGCCAAGATGTATAACGCTCAGTCAAAAGACGTTAAAAAGATGCGTTGTGGTAACTGTGCTGCTTTTATTCAAACCCCTGCGATGCTTGAGTGTATTAAGTCAGGTATTGAGAGCAACATGGAGAATCCCAAAGAGCTGGCTTATGAAGACCAGTTTATGGAAGCAGCTAATCTTGGATTCTGCGAATTGTTTCATTTCCTCTGTGCTGGTTCCCGCACCTGTGATGCGTGGAAAGCTGGCGGTCCAATCACCAAGGAGTAATTATGGCTACTAAAATGTCTAAAGGTCAAAAGAAAATCGGTAAAGTTATGCACGAATACAAGGCTGGTGAACTCCATAGTGGTAGTAAATCTGGTCCTATGGTGAAATCCCGTCGTCAGGCTGTTGCAATCGCCCTTTCTGAGGCAGGTCTTTCTAAAGGTAAGAAGAAGAAATGAGATCAATTACAGCAGGTAATAACCTTACTGCTGCAACCCCTACAGTTATTTATACGGTTCCAACTGGCTATTATGCTAAGTGGAACCTTCTGTATGCTCTAAACGGTACTGGTTCTTCAAAGCATTTGACTGTTACATGGCGTGATGCAAGCGCAAGTGCTGATATTAACATTCTATACCAATATGTTGTCAGTTCTAAAGACTTCTTTAAACTTGACGGAGGTGCATATATGGTACTTGAAGAAGGTGATTATATAACTGTAACTTCTGAAGCTGGAAGCACTTATACCACCATTGCTACGTTTGAGCAGATTAAGAAAGAAGGAATTTAAATGTCCACGTACCTTGATTTGGTTAACAATGTGCTTACACGGCTACGTGAACCTACGGTTACGTCTGTGCAAGACACTACCTATTCTAAGTTGATTGGTGTCTATATCAATGATGCCAAAAGAGAAGTAGAGGATGCTTACGACTGGAACTCTCTAACGGATACTTTGACAGCAACAACGACTGATAGTCTTTTTAACTATGTTTTAACTGGATCAGGTACACGCTTTAGGGTTATTGACGTTTTAAATGATACCAATAACTTTCAGATGAAGTATGCAGCTACGACCTGGATGGATAGACAGTTCTTGTTGGTTGATACTGGTCATGCTGCTCCTAGTTATTACAACTTTAACGGTGTGGACTCCAATGGAGACACCCAGGTTGATGTCTTCCCTATCCCTGACGGTGTTTATACCCTACGTTTTAACTTGATTATTCCTCAAGCAGATCTCGTTAATGACACAGATCGTATCTTGGTTGCTAGTCATTTGGTAAGTATGCTGGCCTACGCTAAAGCTATTGCAGAGCGTGGTGAAGATTCAGGTATTCTTTCGTCAGAAGCCTATCAAATGTACAGACTTGCTCTGGCTGATGCTGTGGCTATTGAACGTAACCGCTATCTTGAAGAAGTTGTCTGGGTGAATCCGTAATGGCTGAGAATTTACTTACCTCCAGTATTGCTGCCCCCGGCTTCATGGGGGTAAATACTCAAGATTCCTCAGTGTCTCTTGAGTCTGGATATGCCACCGTTGCATCCAACTGTATCATTGATAAGTTTGGTCGTATCGGTGCTCGTAAGGGTTGGCTTCCTAAGCATTCATCTAATGCTGACTTAGGCTCCGCAGATATTAAGGCGATTGGCGAATTAATCGCCGCAGATGGTACATCGTATATCATTGCAGCTGGAAATAACAAGATATTTAAACTGAATGGATCAACACTTACCAAACTTACCTATGGTGGTGGCGGGGTTGCTCCTACGATTTCAAATGATAAGTGGCAGATGGCTCCTTTGAATGGAGTCTTGTTCCTGTATCAATCAGGACATGACCCGCTGGTGTTTGATCCTACGGTGTCTACAACGACTTTTAGGCGTGTTTCTGAGAAGACGGGCTACCTGGGTACGGTACAGCAGGCTAACTGCGTTGTAAGCGCCTATGGACGCACCTGGAGTGCTAATACAGCCACAGATAAGAATACGGTTCAGTTCTCTGACCTGCTTTCAGGCCATGTATTGAATACAGGTTCCTCTGGTTCACTGAATGTGGCTCAAGTGTGGCCTTCCGGTGCTGATGAGATTCAAGGACTGGCTGCCCATAACAATTATTTGTATATCTTTGGTCGTAGACAGATTCTAATCTATCAGGGCGCAAATGATCCAACTAATATGTCTTTGGCTGATACTGTTAGCGGTATCGGTTGCTGTTCTCGTGACTCTATTAAAGTTACTGGAGATGATATTATATTCTTGAGTGACTCTGGTGTTAGGTCGATGAAGCGAGTGGTACAAGAAAGATCTGCACCCTTGCGTGATATGAGCATGAACGTGCGTGATGATCTGGTCAAGGCACTGGCTTCAGAAGATTTGTCAGATATTAAAGCTGTCTATTCTGATAGTAACGCTTTTTACTTGCTTGTTCTGCCTGTTAACCATATCTCCTACTGCTTTGATATGAGAACAACTCTGCAAAACGGAGCAGCAAGAACGACTACTTGGACTTTAGCTCCTTCTGCTTTGTTTGCTAACCGTGCTAAAGAACTTCTGATCGGTACTGCTGGTTATGTAGGATCATACACAGGTAACCTGGATAATACTTCTACGTATCCTATGAGTTATTACACCAACTATTTTGATCTAGGTTCTCCTACTGCAATTAAAGTATTGAAGAAGATTAGTTTTTCTATGGTTGGAGGTAGCGGGGCTGCTGTTGTGCTTAAGTATGGTTTTGACTATAGCAACAACTACAGCTCAGAGTTCCTGCAACTGGGATCTTACACGATTGCTGAATATGGTATTGCTCAGTACAACATTGATGAGTATAGCGTTGGTGTTGTGTTTGACAACAAGAAAGTTCAGGTCGGAGGAGCCGGTAACGTGATTCAGTTAGGTGTTGAAACTAACATTAATAACTTTGATCTTTCAATTCAAAAACTAGACATATTCTGTAAAGCAGGAAGGACTCGATAATGAGTAACTATGTAAAGAGTACAAACTTTGCTGCAAAAGACAGCCTTGCATCAGGGAATCCTGCAAAGCTTGTTAAAGGCACTGAGCTTAATACTGAGTTTGACAATATCGCATCAGCAGTGTCTTCTAAAGCTGACGCATCCAATTCAACACTAACAGGAAGTGCTACGGCTGTTAATCTTACAGTTTCTGGAACATTTACTGCCACCGTAGACGGAGGGACTTACTAATGGCTACTACTACGACTGACACCAGTGGTCTTCTTAGCGGAGGCATTAATGCCCTCGGTACGTATCTGGCTGCTCAATATGGTGCTAACCAGCAGAATGCACTAGCTAACCAGCTTCTGGCTTCTGGTCAGCAGGCTGCTCAAGCGGCTCAATTCCGTCCTGTAGGTGTTACCTCTCGTTTTGGTACGAGCGGGTTCACTTACGACGATCAAGGCAGGCTAGTAGGAGCCGGTTATCAGGTTGCTCCTGATGTAGCTGCCATGCGTGAGCGCCTGATGGGTCAAGCAGGTGCAAATCTAGCCCAAGCAGGCGGTGCAGCTCAGCAGATTGCCCCTGTTGGAGCAGCAGCTCAGGGTTTGTTTAATCTAGGTCAAGGATACCTTGCAGAGTCTCCGCAAGCGGCTGCTCAGCGAGTTATGCAACAACAGCAGGCTTTATTGCAACCTGGTCGTGAACAGCAACTAGCGCAACTAACCAATCAACAATTCCAACAGGGTCGTCTTGGTTTGGGTGTTGGTGGAACCTCTGGTGCAGGCGGTAGCGTGGCTATGGGCGCTACTAACCCGCAGATGCAGGCTTACTACAATGCCCTGGCCCAGCAAGACGCTCAGTTGGCTGCTCAGGCAATGCAACAAGGTCAACAACAGACCACCTTCGGTGCTGGTTTGTTCTCCACTGGTGCTAACCTACTGGGTCAAGTTCCTGCTTATCAAGTGGCTGCTTTGGCTCCGTATACCCAGTATATGGCAGGGGCGGCACAAGCTGAAGCCTTGGGTCAGAATCCGTTTGATGTTGCAACGGCTCTGGGTGCTAAACAATCCAGCGCAGGCGCTAATGTGGCACAGATCCTAAATCAAGCCGCTCAAAACGCTAATATTCGTCAACAACAAGGTGCTACGATGCAACAACAAGCCCTCAGTGGAGGTATTGCTGGCTTGTCTGATCCTGTGGCTAAGTTGATTGGCTCCTTGACGGGTCTTAGTTCCTTGAGTCCTCTTGCTCAACAAGGTTATAATCAAGCAGTTGATTATGCTACGACTGCCGATCAAGGCTGGCTCGACTTTTAAGGAGTAACAATGGCTACAGCAGATATTTCTGGACTCTTTGGTGGTACGCTAACCCCTGAAGAGCAACAACGACAACTAACTGAGGCTCGTGCAACTCAGTTTGCACAGTTGGCTCCTTCTCAGCAACTTGCTTTTATGGGCTACAAGGCCGGTGCAGGTCTTGGTCAAGGTCTGGCACAGGCCGCAGGCGTGGTTATTCAAGATC